GACAAGCACTGCGCACTGAGATTATAGAACGTGCTGAGTTGGAGATGGCAGCTAACGCGCCAAAGGCAGTGCTGTCTATGGTAGGTGTCATTGATGACCCTGCGGCCATTGGCAACCGCGAGCGTCTCGCTGCATCCCAGCAAGTGCTTGACAGAGTTGGACTTTCCAAGGTAGAAAAGCTAAACGTATCGGCAGAAAAGCCGATGGGACTATTTATTTTACCGGCAAAGAATGATGACGACAGTATCGCAGAGACTGAATCCGAGCAATAGATACGTACGATTAAATGGGCCACGTGTTCCTTGGGGATATAAGAAAAGCGAACACGACCCACAACTTCTAGAGCCAGTTGAAGAACAGCTTGAGGCTCTAGAGCAGGGGCTGGAATACCTGAAGATGTCTTCCTACCCCGAAGTCGCTAGATGGCTGACGGACTACACAGGACGGCGCATTACGCCGATGGGACTGTGGAAACGTATTAAGACTGACGAAAACGATAGACGCGAGTATGTTAAACAAAAACGCCGTGCCGCCGAGGCCGCGTCCCAAGGCAACATCCAAGCCCAAAACTAAAGAAGAAAGGGCGAAAGAAAAGCTCCGTCGCGAGAAACAGTCTGCTCGTATGCAGCTTAACCTTGCTCAGAAAAAGCTAAATAAGTTAGCGAAGGCTGAGCAGGAGAAAGAAGATGACATCGCGCTGGTTGGTTCTGGTGCGTTTCAGCCTGTAGAAGAACAAGCCGATGAAGTGCTGTTTAAGCCTAACGAAGGACCGCAGACTGATTTTCTAGCCTCTTCTGAGCGCGAAGTTTTATATGGCGGCGCAGCAGGTGGTGGCAAAAGTTTTGCCCTTATCGTTGACCCTCTACGATATTGTAACAATCAGAATTTTAACGCGCTTATCCTACGTCGCACAAACGACGAACTGCGCGAACTAATACATAAAAGTCAGGAGATGTATCCTAAAGCATATCCCGGCGCTAAATGGATGGAGAAGAAAAGCCAATGGACTTTCCCATCCGGTGCTCGAATCTGGATGACATATTTGGAGCAAGATAAAGACGTGCTCCGTTACCAAGGTCAGGCATTTACTTACATTGGCATTGATGAGTTAACACAGTATTCGACACCTTATGCTTGGGATTATTTACGCTCGCGCCTTAGAACTGCAGACTCCTCGCTCCCCGTCTATATGCGAGCGACAACAAACCCGGGCGGTCCCGGTCACGCATGGGTCAAAAAGATGTTCATCGACCCTGCCATACCTGGCAAGCCATTCTGGGCAACAGATGTTACAACGGGCGATACGCTCGTATATCCAGAACGGCACAGCAAAGCTGGGCAACCGCTTTTCAGGCGACGCTTCATCCCCGCCAAACTCTTGGACAACCCCTACCTTTACGAGCAGGGAGACTATGAAGCAATGTTGCTTTCCTTGCCGGAAGTTCAACGCAAACAATTGCTTGAGGGGTCTTGGGATATAGCAGAAGGCGCGGCTTTCGCGGAGTTTGATAGGACGGTACATGTTGTTCCACCATTTGAGATACCAAATACATGGCGCAAATTTAGGGCTTGTGACTACGGTTATTCCTCTGCTACCGGCGTTCTTTGGTTTGCTGTAGACCCCACTGACGAAACACTGCTTGTCTACCGTGAGCTATACGTCAGCAAGGTACCTGCTAAGGAGTTGGCACATATGGTGTTACAGCTAGAGCAGGAAGAAGCGATACACTATGGAGTGCTGGACTCGTCACTATGGCATAAGCGAGGTGACACTGGTCCTAGTCTAGCAGAGCAAATGATTGTCGAAGGGTGTAGGTGGCGCCCCTCTGACAGAAGTCGCGGTAGTCGTGTGGCAGGTAAAAACGAACTACATCGCCGTCTACGTGTAGATGAAGACACTGGTAGGGCCGGAATCGAAATATTCAGTAACTGTACCAACCTGATTGCACAACTGCCGGTGTTACCTCTGGATAAGTCGAACCCAGAAGACGTAAATACGAAAACGGAAGACCACCTCTATGATGCCTTGAGATACGGCATTATGTCTCGTCCGCAGTCACGGTCAGTGTTTGATTACCCATCACAGATGCCTGTGCAACGGTGGCAACCTGCGGACTCTAGCTTTGGATATTAATTATGGCTGAAGAAGACCTCATGGAAGCTTTCGCCTTCGAACCTAAGTCTGGTTCGGAGAAGTTGGCAGAATACATTCAAGATAAATTTACCTCGGTGGAGTCTAGCCGACAGGAAGAAGAAGAGAGGTGGCTAGAGGCCTATCGTCAATATCGTGGTCTGTATGGTCCTGAGACCCAGTTTACTTCTTCTGAAAAGTCCCAAGTTTTTATTAAGATTACAAAGACCAAAGTGCTCGCTGCCTACGGGCAAATCATTGATGTGCTGTTTGCTGGTCAACGCTTCCCACTTGGTGTTGATTCGACGCGTATCCCAGAGGGCGTAGACGAAGCGGTACACTTTGACCCTAAAGACCCTGAGAACGCGATTGAGAAGCTAGAGAAGACTTATGGTTTTGCTGGTGATGGCAGAGAGCTACCGCCCGGTGCTACGTCCCAGATGATGCAAGAGATGAGCCTTGGTCCGCTCATCAACCAATTGAACGAGATTGAAGATAAGCTACGCCCCGGTATGGGCAAGACAGCAACAGCTCAAACATACCATCCTGCCGACGAAGCCGCGAAGCGCATGGAAAAGAAAATCCTTGACCAACTTGAGGAGTCCAGCGCATCGAAGCATCTGCGCCACACTGCATTTGAGATGGCTCTGTTTGGCACCGGCATCCTCAAAGGTCCGTTTGCGATGGACAAGGAGTATGCCAACTGGGACGAAGAGGGCAACTATAACCCGATTATAAAAACCGTGCCGAAGGTAGAGAATGTTTCGATTTGGAACTTCTACCCCGACTCCGATGCTAAGAACATGGATGAGTGCGAGTTCATCATTCAGAGGCATCGTATGAGTCACTCGGATATGCGCAACCTTAAGAAGCGTCCATACTTCCGTGCAGACGCTATTGACTCCACTATTGAGATGGGCACGAACTATGTCCGTAAATGGTGGGAGACCGACCTAGAAGATTACCGTAATACCTACGATGTCGACCGCTTTGAAATCTTTGAATTTTGGGGCAACATTGACAGGACGGCAGCAGAAGAGGCTGGACTAGAAGTACCACCTGATTTGCGAGATGTAGACACATTGCAAGTCAACTGCTGGGCCTGTCACAATCAAGTGCTTCGCCTTGTAATCAATCCGTTTACGCCGAAGCGTATCCCGTACTTTGCAGCGCCATACGAGCTAAACCCATACAGTTTCTTCGGTGTTGGTCTTGCTGAGAACATGACGGACACACAACAGTTGATGAATGGCTTCATGCGCATGGCTGTTGATAATGCTGTTCTGTCCGGCAACCTTATCTTTGAGATTGACGAGACCAATCTGGTCCCGGGACAAGACCTTGAGTTGTATCCCGGTAAAGTATTCCGTCGCCAAGGCGGTGCTCCGGGACAGGCACTGTTTGGAACTAAGTACCCCAATGTCAGCACCGAGAACATGATGATGTTCGACAAGGCACGTCAGCTTGCTGATGATGCCACTGGCATTCCGTCATACTCGCATGGTCAGACAGGGGTGCAAGGAACTGGCCGTACTGCGGCTGGTATCTCCATGCTGATGGGTGCTGCTCAGCTTAGCGTCAAAGGCGTGGTTAAGAACATCGACGATTACCTGCTTCAGCCACTTGGTGAAGCGTTCTATGCTTTCAATATGCAGTTCGACTTTGACCCTGATGCGCGTGGCGACCTAGAGGTCAAAGCACGTGGCACAGAAAGCCTGATGAAGAACGAGGTACGCTCTCAGCGACTGCTCCAGCTTCTGAACATTGCCGGTAACCCGAACCTCGCTTCGTTTGTTAAGTTCCCCGTTGTTCTGCGCGAACTGGCGCAAGCGATGGACTTGGATGCAGAGAAGCTTATTAACGATGAGCGTGAGGCATTCCGTCAAGCTGAGATTATCCGTGCTGCCGGTGGCGGCGACCAACCACAACCACAGGCACCCGAAATGAGTCCTATGGATATGTCTGGCGGTGGTGGGGGTAACATCGGTGTAGGTGGAGCGGCAGTCCCAGGTGAACAGGGCTTTAGCGCCGCTCAGGAGCCTGCTGAGCAGCCTCAAGGTGATGCACAGGCTCAACTAGCCAGTATTCTTGGAGGGCTTCAGTGACCCCTGAAATCGCCAAGAAACTACTACCGCTTGTAAATGTTAAGCGCACAGTGGACTTGATGGAGCTATACGCTGATATGCGTATCGCGGAAGCGCACAAACTTATGGAGCAGTCTGATGACCTACGAGTCATCCAGATGGCGCAAGGAGCAATCAAAGAACTGCGCCGATTCAAGACGCTTCGTGATGAAGTTCAGGCTAGAGCAGAGTGATGCAAGAAAAAGAAAAAGTGGGGACTCCTACAGGGCGGGTAACTCAACATGGTAGACCAGAATACAAAACGTCTAGTGGAGAGCTAGTCTCAGAAAAGGCTGCAACTTTGCCGATAGCCGGCAAATTTATAAATGTACCAAGCATTCATAATGGGTACATGTATGATGATGATGAATTGATGGAAATGCTTAAAATGGGAACTATTAAACCCACTAGCATTCATGACAATCAGGAAGATGCAATCAAAGCTGCAAAAAAGCGTAGCAAAGAAACAGTGCTAATGGATGGCAAAGCCGAAGGGGGAATAATGATGGCACAACAAGGGCAGACGGTATTGCCGATGACACAGGCAACATCCGCCCCACAAGGCGGCGGACCAAAGGCGGCTAACCCCGCAGCTGTTAACCCATTGGTATCACCTCAACAGCAATCAGCACGACCCGGTGAAGTAGACCCACGCGACGGTGCTGTCCAAGAGGTGGCACAGGAAATGCAGAAAAGGAACGCTCCTCCGCAACCTGCAATTCAACAAGTCGGGCAAGAGATGGTTATGCCTACTCCTCCTGCTCAACCACAGATTGGGGGTTTGGCTGCACCCGCACAACAAATGGCCCCACCCATGATGGCAAAAGGCGGCATGAAAGATGACGCACCTGAGGGTCTTGCTGTTATGATTGGCCTCGGTGCGCCAACCCCCTCCTATGAAGAAGCTGCTGAAGGCAATCCTCCGCCCGGCGCTACGAAAGAAGAAGTTGCCGACGACCAGCTTGTTCTGTTGAGCGAGGGCGAACTCGTTGTTCCGGCTAACGTGGTCCGCTACCACGGTCTTGGTACATACGAGGGTATGCGCCGTGAGGCTCTTATGGGCCTACAGGACATGGAGAGCAACGGTCAGATTGAATACGTAAGCGGCGGCGCAGAAAAGGCTGACCCCATTGACGATAACGGGGGACTTATAGAAGCCGCACGTGGAATGTTTTTTGGGGGCACTAATATTGCCAACGCAGGACGTGCTCCTGTACCTCCCCAACAAGGGAGTCTAATTGGCCCCATAGGGCAACGAGTTGGGACTATTGGTAGTGTTCCAGAAGCTGCATCTTCTAGATTTGTAACCACACTGGGACAACAACGCGGTATTGGTTCTCCGACTACTGATACTACTCCGCTGAATATACGAAATAATCTCCCTGCTGGCGCAAAGATTGACCCTAAAACAGGACTTATCATTTATCCGAGTCAGCCTACTCCAACAACACAGGAAGCTGGAATTACTTCTGTTGTTGCGCCTAACGTAGGTCAATATACGCAGTCTCAAGACCCTGACCCAACGCCGGACCCTGACCCAACTCCAGACCCAACACCGGCTCCTGCTCCTGCTCCAGCGCCTACACAGGATTCTGGAAGTGACGATAGGGATGATAACGCACCAAATATAACCGCATCCGCGGCACATGGTTATCAAAATGTGTCAACAAATTTAAAAGGACTGGCTAAAGGGATACTTGGACCCTTCGGTAATTTATTTGGTGAGGATGAAGGCACAAAGAAAAATGTATATGGACAAGTAGCTGTTGGCACCGGTGCTATCTATGGTGAAGCAAATGTACCTGGTGCGGATGGTGGAAAAGTAGCACAAGGTCATAATCCGATTACGGGGCAACGTATGCCTGTTTTCTCTGACCGTCCATCAGGAGAGTTCTTTGCTCAATCTGCAGGAAAAGCACTAGGGCTTAAGGGGTCAGAAGATTTCCGTCCTTTTAATGAGCCTCTAGATTACAACAATCCTTCACCTTTAGGGGCTATGGGAATTGCATCCACACTGGACAAAGCCATTTCCAATACTAAAGGCCGAGACATCACGCAGTTCCAAGGCGCTGCACAAGAAAGAATGACAGCAGAAGGGCAAACATACGCTCCTCAAGATATTACTGCTGAAATGCTTGGCTTTGATAAATCAAAAGCATCCTATACCTTAGCTGCAAATAACTCTGGCAAGATTGGTAACGAGACGGGTGATATTGTTGCTACTTCTACTTCTGTCGGTGTCCTTAATGATTCCAATCAAATTGAAACAGCACAAGGCACCGTGGTGCAGGTCACATTCGCTGACGGTAGCAAGGGAAGCCTTCTTGGTAGTGCGGCGGAAAATAAAACTGTTATTGAACGCTATAATGAGGAAAAAGGGTACAGAGAAAGTGGCGTAGGCTACTCAAGAGGGCAAGTTGACCCCAGCCTTGCTGATGCTGTAAATAGACAAAATCAGCAGACTGATGAAGCACTTAGTGGTGGCGGTAGAGGACCAATTGTAGGACAGCAGGTTGGTCCAGATGCCTTTGGAGTTACCCCTCGCAGAGTTGGCATTGTGGCCCCTCCATCAGACGATGACGACCGCCCATCAGGCCGTCAATACGGAGGCTTTGACAGCAAAACTGTTCAAGAAGAAACTCAGAAAACGCAGGAGTCTTACGAAGAGGCTGCGGGGATTAATCAACCGGCTCCTGAACCTGAGAAAGAATCTGATTCCGGCGGCGGCGGCGGTAAAGTCATCTGTACCGCTATGCACGAAATGGCTGGCTTCGGCTCTTATCGCAACAAACTTTGGCAGACCTACGCAAAGCAAGCGTATCGTAACGACAACGTTCC